GCGGTCGCCGCGGTCGTCCGGGAGCTCCATATATTTGTAATATCCCCGGAGCAATTCAGGTTTTCCGATTTGGCGACTTTGTCGGGTGGGTTGTTGAAAAGGGTGAGGAAATGAAAAATGGCTAAAACCGGACCCAAGGGCCCCAGCCTGCCGATGAGCAATGATGACTTTGCCAAATTGGTGGCCATGATCCGCATACAATGCACGCGGGATGAAATCTGTGATGTGTTGGGCATGTCAGACGACACGTTGAACAGGCGGCTGCGGGAGCGAGGAGAGCCCAATTTTGCGGCCCTCCAAAGAAAACACCAGGGCGAGGGCAAGGCGTCGATGCGCCGGATGCAGTGGAAAGCAGCCGAAGCTGGCAACGTGACCATGTTGATCTGGCTAGGGAAGCAGATGCTTGGACAGTCGGATAAGCAGGAAATTTCCGGGATCAATAGTAATCCGTCCCCGGTGTTCCTGATGCTCCCGCCGAACGGCCGTGACTGATGGCCCTGCGCTACTTTACCCCCCCGAAAAATGCCATAATCATCCAGCCTCAGCCTGGACCACAGACGCAGTTCCTTTCGACTTCGGCCGACATCGCTGTATATGGTGGTGCAGCTGGCGGCGGCAAGTCGTATGCCCTTTTGATGGAGGGCGCACGCCATATCAACGTCCCAGATTACGGTGGACTAATCTTTCGTAGGACGTTCACGCAAATTGAAATCATTGGTGGATTGCTCGACACTGCAAAAAAAGTATATGAACCAATCGGCGGGGTACTGGTTGACAACGAATTCCGGTTCCCGGCAAAGTCTGTGGTCAAATTTGCCCACATGGAGCACGAAAAAACCCGGCTGTCATATCAGGGGGCACAGATCCCGTATATCGGCTTTGACGAGCTGACGCATTTCTCCTGGGAAATGTTCACCTATCTCCTGTCTCGGTCCCGCACCGTACTCCCAGTTCGTCCGGTAGTACGCGGGACGTGCAACCCTGACCCGGATCATTGGTTGCGCCGGTTTTTGGCATGGTGGATTGATGAAGACACGGGCTTTGCAATTCATGAAAGATCAGGCATTATTCGGTACTTCATCATTGCAAACAACGAGGTAGTGTGGGGAGATTCCCCAGATGATTTCGTTGGACGCGGGTATGATCCAATAGAGTATATTCCTAAATCGTTTACGTTTATTCCGTCTTCTCTTGATGACAACCAGATATTGATGAAAGCAGACCCAGGGTATAGGGCCAACCTCATGTCCCAGCCTCGGCATGTGCGCGACCAGCTACTTTATGGCAACTGGAATGCGCGACCGTCTGCCGGTTCATTTTTCCGCAAGGCACAATTCGAGGTCTTGCCAGCTGTACCTCCCGGCGCCCGGCGCCAGGTCAGGGCGTGGGATCTCGCTGCAACAGCAGGCGGAGGAGACTGGACTGTCGGCGTCAAAATGTCCAAGCTGTACGATGGCCGGTTTGTCGTCGAGGACGTATACCGCGAGCAGATAGGGGCGGCAAAGGTCAAGCAAACCATCAACAATCTGGCATCACAAGACGGCGTGGAGACCTGGGTCAGGCTTCCGCAAGACCCAGGACAGGCTGGAAAATCACAGGCGCTTGACTTGACGCGGGGGCTCGGTGGGTATCGAGTCCAGGTGAAAACTGTATCAGGCAGCAAAGCGACTCGGGCAATGCCGGTTTCATCGCAGGCCGAAGTCGGGAACATTGCCATTGTACGCGGGCCGTGGAATGATGCTTTTTTGCGTGAGTTGGAGAACTTTACCGGCAGCGGAAAGAATGAGACAGACGATCAAGTTGATGCGTTTTCAGACGCATTTGATTCCCTGAATAGTGCAAAAACGGGAGGGGTATTCTGATGGACTGTATGATCATAATTCCGGCCCGCATGGGATCTACGCGCCTGCAAGGCAAGCCATTGAAACTCATCAATGGCGTTTCGTTGATAAATCATGTATATTTAAGAGCAACCATGGCAAATATCGGGCCGGTTGTGGTGGCAACAGACCACGCCGATATTGCATCAATGGTAGAGTCATCTGTGATTACAGGGACCGCTGCAAACGGGACAGAGCGGATAGCAAAGGCAATGCAGATGTTCCCGACGTTTGCGTGGTCTGGCGTGGTGATAAACGTTCAGGGAGATATGCCGTTTGTTGATCCTGATATTATCGTTTCTTTGCGTGACTTTATGATGGTGAATCCTTCCTGCCAAGTCGCAACAGTTGCCAAGCACAGGACCGGCCAGCGTAATGGTGCGGTGTCGGTTGTCATGTCGTCATCAGGGCGGGCACTGTACTTTTCGCGTGCATCTATCCCCTCGCGCGGGACAGATCCAGATTTTGATTGGTATCAGCACATTGGGATGTACGCTTACCGTGTCTCTGCCTTGCAATTTTATGCAAAATGTCAACCTTCACGGCACGAAATAGCCGAAGACCTGGAGCAGATGCGATTCATTGACAACGATGTTCCTGTCCATGTCATGACAACGTGCCTTGACCCTGGGCAGGAAATCAACACGCCCGAAGACCTGGAGAAAGCCAATGCCTGATAAATTGCAACTCGTCCTAAACGAGGCATCCGACATCATTTCTCGGGCACTGCTAGCTCAGCGGCTCGGGCAATCGTACCAGGGCAAGCGCGACTTGTACGAGGCGCTGGGATGGCCATTGGTAATAACGTTTGACGATTACCTGGGCAAATATGAGCGCATGGGTTTGGCTCGGCGCATTGTTCGGGCGATGCCCGAGGCGTGTTGGTCGGACATGCCGGGGATGTGGGAGTCCGAGACAAAGACAGATACCAAATTTGAGACGGCCTGGGCTGATTTGGTCAAAAAAATATCGTTAGCATCTCCTTTACTTGACCTTGATGTGCTTGCAGGAATAGGAGAGTACGGCATTTTGTACCTGGGCTTTGATGATGGTGGTCTACTGTCTGATCCGGTGCAGTCGGCAAGAAATCTCATGTACGTCACTCCATACCATCAAGGAAACGTTGAGGTCGCCGCGCTTGATCAGGATATGAAATCCCCCAGGTATGGACAGCCGGTACAGTACCGGCTCAAGGTGTCGCTTCCGTCTGGCACGGTGACGACCGGCGAGCTTGTTCATTATTCACGGGTATTGCACGTTGCTGAAAACTGTCTCGGCTCTTCGTTTCGAGGCGAGCCAAGGTTGAAGTGTGTCTATAACAACATGATTGATATAGAAAAAATAACAGGCGGCAGCGGGGAAATGTTCTGGCAAGGCGCGTTCCCGGGTATCAGTTTTGAGGCTGCGCCGGACGTTGATTTGTCGTTTTCTTCTGAAGCAATCACGGAAGAAATCGAGAAATACGTGCATGGGCTGAAACGATACTTAAAGCTGCAAGGGGTGTCTGCGAAACCTATCAATAGCACGCTTCAGAGTCCAGATGCGTTTCTTGATGTTCAGCTCCGCATGGTGTCTGCTGCGACCGGGATTCCAAAGCGGATGCTTGAGGGATCAGAGCGCGGGGAGCTGTCGTCACGCCAGGACAGCGACACCTGGAATGGAATGGTTGAGGCTAGGCGCACCCTGTATTGCAAGGACAAGGTTATTGTTCCTTTTGCTACGCGCCTTGTTGATGTCGGCGTGCTGCCGGCGTTTAACAATTCAATTTCGGTTGTGTGGGAATCGAGGCAAAAGAGCGAAACAGAGCTCGCTGATTTGTCGGCAAAGAGAACTGATGCCCTGGCAAAGTACGCTACCAGCGGTATTGATTCCCTGATGACGTTTGACGCATTTCTGCGTTATGTGTGCGAGTACCAGCAAGATATTGTTGACCTTATCGTGCAGTCATCGGAAGAAGCAATTAGGGAAATGGAGAGCCGTGAGCCTGCAATGCCAAAAGAAGATCCGGAGGAAGAAGCACTGAAGGAAGAGCCAAAGAAAGAAGACCTGGCCGCAAACTTTTCAGCCGGGCAGCGTAGAGCCCCCAAAGGAACGTCTATCGGCGGGCAGTGGGTGCCCGAGGGCTGGAGCACGTCAGGGGCCAGCAAGGGCGAGGACGGGAAATGGCGAGACAGCACAGGGAAAGAATTGTCCGAATCCGATCAATCACGCCTGAAAGCGCTAGGTGTCCCCCCTGCGTGGACAGGTGTGAGGCTGAATCCTGATCCAAACGCTATTGATGAGTATCAAGCGCTGGGCTACGACTCAAAGGGTCGGCTGCAACGCAAATACGACAAGGCAAAGATGGAAAAATCATCTATAGAAAAGTTTGAAGGATTGCAGCAACTAAAACCTCATGTGCGTGGTCTAATATCCGAATCAATCACCGGAGCAAAGGCAGGTGACGGAACGTCGGCCGCGTTGTTGCTGACGATGAAGACAGGCATGCGTCCGGGCGGGGCCGAGGATACCGGCGGCGCGGTGCAGGCGTATGGAGTAAGCACTCTTACAGGTGCCCACGTCAAGGTTGATGGTAGCACGGTGAATTTTGATTTCGTAGGGAAAAAGGGCGTACAACAAACGCATTATATCACTTCGCCAATCCTTGCGGATTACATCAAAAAGCGCAACGCCGGGCCTAATGATACAGTGTTCAACACCACGGACGAAAAAATGCGTGACCGTGTAAAGGAAATAACCGGGAACAATGCGTTTTCGACAAAAGACTTGCGGACATGGCGGGCGACAACTGACGCCACGCGGCTTGTGCGAGAAACAGCAACGCCGACATCGAAAAAGGAATACAATGCCGCAAAAAAGACCATTGCCGAAAAGGTATCAAAGCGCCTGGGGAACAATCCATCCGAAGCGCTGAAGTCGTATATTTCCCCGACCGTTTGGTCTGGCTGGGGCGCGATTGAATAACAAGGAGAACGTCAATGGCTGAAATCACAGAGGCAGAAATGGCCGCAGAAGAGAAAGAATTGATGGATGACGTTGAGCTGTTTGACGAAGAAATGGACTCCGTCGAGCTAGTTGAAAATGTGTAAAAATTGTTTGAGCGTAATGGCTCAACATCGGTTCGACCCGACGCGTACAATGTCCTTGCGGGCTCGGTTTGTGGCAGACGTTGACGCACGGTTCAGGTTGCTGTCGAAGTGGATAAAAACAGCTATTGTCGACAATGACGTATTTGGTCTGAAGCCGGGCGGGTCCGGCATGATGCGGTATTTCAACAAAGAGTCTCTGCCGGGTCAATTTGATTTTCCTCGATCAGACGCGAAAGTAGAAGCGTTCATGAAGTGGTTGAAAGAAGCTGAAAATCAATCAATTTTCGAGGTAAAGAAAAGGCCGGGACGGCTCGGGCAGGCCATTGATGTGCGATGGACCGACACTTACATCGACTCAGCACATCAGGCGGGAATTAGAAAGGCGCGTGCAGAGCTTAAGAAACAGGGTATCGAAATAAGCGATACAGTAATGGAGTCGTTCAACAATCCTATCCATGCTGATCGGGTAGGCGTGTTGTTCTCCCGGACGTTCATCGAGCTGGTAGGGGTTTCTGCTGCCATGGACCAGAGCATTAGCCGGGTGCTGGCAGAAGGGATGATAAACGGCTGGGGCGCTGACAAAATAGCGCGGGATATAGTTGATCGGGTTGACAAGATCGGCCGTTCCAGGGCAGAGATGATTGCTCGGACTGAAATCATTCGCGCATTTCACGTGGGAAACGTACAGGAATATAGGAATTATGGTGTTGTTGGCGTGACGGTGCAAGTCGAATGGTTGACGGCAGGTTTCGTCTCAAAAAAAGGATACGACGTTTGCCCGGAGTGTAAAAAGCTAAACGGGAAGATGTTCACGCTTGACGAAATCGAAGGGATGATTCCCGTGCATCCGAATTGTAGATGCACTGCAATTCCGGTTGTGATCGGCGCGGACGGCAAAAAGATATGATCGAGTTCATCTTCAAGCGCGGACGGTTCAGGCTCGACATGGGCGACATTGAACCGATGAACGATGAGGCGGAAAGGCTGGCCCCGATAATCACCAGGCGATGGGATGATTACTGCAACGACGAAGTGCCTTGTACGCACCTGGAGATTGCGTTCTTTGAAGAGAAGCTTAGTCGCATTGAAGGAAGCCGCTTGATCCGGTTTGAACAATCGCATGCTTGGGGAGAATTTTGAAATGATTGAAAAAATGATCAATGACCCAGCAATGATGGCAAAATATCCCAGCCTGAAACATCGGTTTGCGGCAATATCCGGGATGTTGCTGGAAAATGTGACGGTAAACTTTTCCGCGTCACGCCTTCGCACCGAATACGTTGACGGGGTGGAATACGCTATTTACCCGGTAGTGATACTCACCGAGGGCGTACACCACGCCGTGAATGGGAGTCCGGTGTACTACCCCGCTGATCTTCTTCAGCGCACGGCTGAGCATTGGCACGATATCCCCGTTACAGTGGCTCATCCATTCGAGGGCGGGAAATTCAAATCAGTATCTGCCCCTGGAGTGCGGGAACGCTGGGCCATTGGTCTTGTGAAAAACGGGCAGTACAAAGACGGCAAGGTCGGTGCTGAAGCGTGGATTTATGCGTCTCGTGCTGACATTGTGCAGCAGTTGGACGCCGGTTCCCTGAAAGAGATATCAAGCGGCGTGTTCATCAATGGTGATGGTGCCGCAGGAATGTGGAACGGTGAGCGGTACAATCAAAAGTTGGTTTCTCTTGTGCCTGATCATTTGGCGTTGCTCCCTGGGAACAAGGGTGCATGCAGCTTTGAAGACGGTTGCGGAGTCCGAGTTAACAACGGTTGAAATTGTCAATACAATATTGTATAATGTATCGAAACGTGAATTTTTAGACTCAAATACGGAGGCATTGCAATGGCAAATAAATGTTGCCCGGAAAAGGTGGCGTTCCTGATCACCAATCAGAATGTGGCGTTCACAGAAGAGGATCGAGAGTTCTTGGAAGCTCTCTCGCCCGTGCAGATGGAAAAGATGATTGCCAGTATCAATCAAGTGCCCGTTGTCAATTCTGCTCCTGCTCCTGCCACCATGGACGAGGTACTGACGATTGCCGGGCCGTTTGCCGATCAGATCCGGGCCGGTCTTGCCGCTCTGTCCGCGCAGCGTGAAGCCGTTACGCTGAAGATTACCGCGAACGCCCGCAACACGTTCACGGCCGAGCAGCTCGGCGGAATGACCATCGAGCAGTTGCAAGGCATCGCTCATCTGGCCGGTGATGTCAATTATGCGCCTGCCGCACCTGCCGTCAATCGAGCATCTGCGCCGGTTCCGTATGTCACCCCGGCATTGTTCCAGTAAAAACCATCAATAGCGAGGTATACACACATGAGCTCCACCGACGCCCACCGAATTGTCATCAAGGGGACGGGCATCCGCTACGAAGCGCTTGCAAACGCTGCGCTGACCCCCGGCCATCTCCTGTATCTGTTGTCCACCGGCAAGGTTGCCGTCCATGCGACTGCGGCCGGTAACGCTGAGAAAATGTTTGCCGTTGAAGACGACCTTCAGGGAAACGATATCGACGATGCCTATAGTTCCGGAGACCTCGTGCAGTACGA